GTTGTCAACCTACTTGCGTCCTATGTACATGTATAGGAACATCTCAGAACGTGAGCCAATGCCTCCTGTGGCTAGTGGGCCGAGGTTAGTGTATACGTGGATAGTGGTTATCTTTATGATGGGGAGGTCCTCGCGCGCACCAAAGTATGACATGGGCTTGATCTCTGGCACCATGAGCTGTGGGCGTGGACTACTAAAGTCCCTCAGCTCATCATGTAGTGGACCACCGAGGAAGCGGATCACCATAGCGCTCGGTGTGCGTGCGCGAGGCGCGCTTGGGGGTGTCATGTAGGCACCAACTCATCAGCTATACGCTGCAACTCAGCTAGGTCCTCAGCAGTGAAGTTGATCTCATCGTGCTGGCGCTTGAAGCGCAGCTCTGTGGCGCGTTGCTCTAGCTCCGCGCGCCTGGCTGGATTGAAGGCCATGTTGGCTATCTGCTCACCTGGAGGAGGGAGATCGAATGCCTCTCGTCTGTGCATATCCTTCTCCGCTTCACGTGCGACTGCAAGTTTGCGCACCTGGGTGGTCTGGCTGATGAAGGGCTGGACCATCTGCGCGTACTCAAAGCCATCCCTTGCTGGCGCAAGGCCAGTGTTGCGCGCACCTTGGCACAATCCCTTAATGGCGAGGGAGATGGCCTGTGATAAGGACATGCCCTGTGTGTGGATGCCTGCCTTCTGCACAAGGTCTATGCAAGTCATGATATCGGCAGGCATCACGCGCACCCGTGCTACATAACCATGCTTCATACGTAGGCTCCTATCTCCTCCACGAGTACGTCCAATGTCTTTGTGATGTCTGCAATTGCTTGTAGTGATGCTGGTACCGCCTGATGCCCTTGCATCTGTCTCATAGCACGATGTAGCTCTGTGCTTGCCTCTTCCATCTTCATCCTCGCTCTTGCTACTCCTGCAGGTGTGTTATGTGCCACTGTACCTCCGGTAATAGGACCGTTCCAATTTGGAACACAACTGGCCGAGCACCTACTATACCACAAGCCTGAGGTTGTGTCAATGTGTACATGTGCTGAGGTGTCAGTGTGAAGACCCCAGAGGGAGGTGTCAGGGGCCACTGATGGACTATGGATGGGAGGGGGAAGTATTTCTTTTCTTATTTTTTTTTTTAGATATATACTGCTCCAGCCAGCCAGCCCTCCACTCCCACCAGTGGCCAAGCCACCCTTGGGGGTCTTCACAGCGTCACATGGCAACATGTACACATAGACACACACTGGGCATCTGGCTGGGCGCGCGCATCTGGCACCATGAGTCGAGCATCTGGCTATTGAGGGGTGCGCGGGCGTGAAAAAACCCCACCTTTCCAGGGGTGGGGTTACCTTGTTTACTTCTTCGCTTTTGCGGTGAGCAACTTCAGAAGGGATGCGGCCGCCTCCGGAGTCATCGTCTCCACCGACGCCAGCACCTTCTCCGGCGACACCATCTTGTCCGGGCGGCCTTTGCCCGTCAGCCATTCCGCCACCTTCACGTGGTCCTTGGCACGGATCTTGCCCGAGTCCCGCTCCACGCGCTGCCAGCCGATGACCACAGACCGCGCGGCGAGTTCCTGCATCTGCGCGGGAGTGACGCCTGCCCAGTCCAGCGTCAGCTCGGTCGGATAGACCGTACCTTTTGCAACCAAACGAGTTTCGATTTTCATAGAACCTCAGTGATGTAGAACCGTAATTGATCCTACATACACATGGTAACGTAGAACGGGGCGCAGGTCCAATTGATTTTCGCTATGGGTGGGGGTATGTCGATAGCCCCACGTCTAGTAGGGGCCTAAGCCCCCCCGAAGGCCGGGTGGCCTGTGGAGCTCTACCCCACTCTGCCAGCCGCCCACTTTTTACCCTTCCAGTGGTGGCCGCCCTATCGGGCGCACTGTCGGGATGGGTGGATTGGCGCTTGCCTCCGGCAGCTGTTAGTGGTACAGTGGGCAGATGGAACGCGTACTCACCCCGTTGGATGCCCTTCTCAAGAAGGTGGAGGACTGCTCCGTCGCTGAGATGATTGCTCTTCCTGTCGCGCAGAGGGAGAGGATGAGGCGCGCTAACCTCCACATTGTCGACTCTCCACAGCGGAAGGAAGATGAACCAAAAGGCTAGCACAGAGGAAGTGATGGCCCTGATCGAGAAGATTGGGAAGACTCCCGATGGGAAGGTGGTGGTGCAGGAACCCTTCCCCCATGAGCCCTGGCAGCCCAAGCGGCTCACTCCGAAACATCGGCAGATCCTCTCCCTGTACGCCCAGTCCATGAAGAGGGAGGACGTTGCGTCACTGTGCAAGTGCACTCCTGCACTGGTCACGATGCTGGCGAAGTGTGACTTGGGGCGCGAGTACCTTCGGGAAATCGAAGAGCACATGGATCAGCGTCTGCGCTTGCTGCAGAGCAAGACGATCGACGCGATTGAGGATCAGCTGGACAATGGGAAGGGAGAGAACAAGCTGAAGGCAGCCGCCCTGCAGATGAGGGCCACTGGCAAGCTGGGCCATGACCCACAAGAGGGAGAGGACACTGCAGAGGACGTGATCCAGCGGATCATCGCTATGCAGATCAATGGAGATGTGAACATTCAAGTCAATCAAGCGCCAGCGACGAAGGCACTCGATGCTCCCGATTCGGATCTACCGTAACAGGATCATCTACAACGCGAAACACACTGGCCTGGCACAGGCAGGGTCCGCTAGCACGATAACGCTGGCCGCGAGCGCACCAGGCGACTACCTGGGCCACCGTGTGCGCTTGGAGTCAGGGGCGGGGAGCGGCCAGATGCGGACCATCAAGGCGTATGACAGTGTGACCAAGGTGGCCACTGTTGACCCTGACTGGACCACCGCGCCTATCGCCACAGACCAGTACAGGGTGATATGAGTGGCTCAGGACGTCCAGCTGATTTCAATATCAGACCGGGGAGTGTACCTCCTGGCGAAGAACGCGAATATTGCAGTCCCGGACAGTGGCTTCGTGGACTTGTTAGAACTGGAAGTGGAACGTATCTCACGTGTCATTGTGGAGATTGCGGTAGCGGGGTTTGCATTAGATGGGTTCGAGATCCTCGGGAGGGTGCATAGTGATGGCAGCTGGCTCACACTTGCGTCTCTGTCCACCGACTACACAGCCCCCAGTGGAATCATCGTCAAGGCTAGTGGCAACCTCGCAGCCCTGGCAGTGGGCGTTGGCTGGGTGGTGGTTGACACTTTGGGCCTGGCAAGTCTCAAGCTGCGCGCAAATGCTGCTCCTGGCGGCTCCACGGTATCCACCTATGCGAGTGGGGGATGAGGTCGAGGGCGACAAAGATATGGGTAGTGCTGCACGGAGGGCGCGCACCCGCTGGGGAGCCGGAACCTCCAGGTGGCCCGGAAGCAATCCAGATGGAAGATGGCACCGCTATCCTGATGGAGGATGGCAGTGATATCTTGGTCGAATAGTGGCGTTCCAATTTGGAACAGTAGTTCGTGAAGATTTCCCTGATGCCCGATGGGCTGGCTCCGGAGGCAACCGATGAGATCCCTATTCGCAGGCCCGGAGCGTCGCCTGAGAACGTTAATCTTACCTTCATGCAGATGGTTCTCGAGCCACTGGCGGCGCATGAAGCGGCGGGCAATCCCCACCCTGTTTACCTCACTCCGGCAGAAGCGGACGCGCTGTACGACGCTCTGGGCACGGCTACAGCGGCGGTGGCGGCTCACGCGGGAGCGGCTGATCCCCACCCTACCTACCTCCGCCCAGTTGAAGCGGACCTTCTCTATGACCCGCTCGGTGCGGGAGCGGCAGCGGTCGTTACACACGTCGCGCTCGCTGACCCCCATACTCAGTATCAGCGAGAGAGTGAGAAGGGCCAAGCAAGCGGGTACGCCGCACTTACGGCAGGCAGCAAGCTCGACGGAACCCAGCAAGTCTACGGTAGCGCGGTCAACACCGCCTGTGTAGGGAACGATGCTCGTCTATCCGATGCCCGTACTCCAACCACTCACGCTACGTCTCATGCTAGCGGAGGTGGTGATGCCCTCCAGCTGGATAATCTATCAGCACCGGACGATAACACTGACCTGGATGCCTCCCTTACGCGTCACGGGCTCCTACCGAAGCTTGGAGGAGGAACTACTAATTTCTTCCGGGCAGATGGCACTTGGGCTGCCCCTCCAGGTGGTGGCTCGGATGATGTCATCTACGCCCCGACGACGGCTGACACCTCGATCGCTAGCATAACAGATGTCAACATTGCGACTAAGGCCGTTGCAGGAGCCGCCGCAGGTGACCAGTACATCGTGGACGCCTGGTGGACCATCCTTAACAACAGTACAGCCACTCGAGTTATCACCGTTACACTTGAGTTTGGAGCCTTCGACATTGAGCTTGCCACAGGTGCCCTGGCTTTCTCTACTACACTCCTTCACCCCTTCTGGCTGTCAGGGGTCTTGGACATTAGATCCACGAGCCTGGCATACATGATGGTCTCGATGGACACACAGCTTCCCGCGGGTATGGCTTCAGGCGCGGACACTGCTATGGCTGCCACTCACGGCTCCGGCAAGGGTTGGGGGACGGTAGCCAGCAACCTAACAGGCACGATGACCTGCACGCTCAAGATGCGCAGCGCAGCTGCCACAGCCACGCAGACCTGTCGTCTGCACCACTTCACAATTCGCAAGATCCGGCCAATAGGATAGGAGACAGGCATGGCACTCATACTACACAATCATGGAGAGGTGGATGGTCTCAAGTACTTCGTCAATAAGGAAGCGCCAGAGAACCTCATCCTCAAGTTGTTCAAGAACGATCTGCAGCCCGATGCGGACGACACCGTGGCTGCCTTCACCGAGGCCACCTTCACCGGCTACGGTGCGTTGACACTGGTGGGCGCATCTTGGGGCGCGCCCACGGGAGATGAGCCTGCCACGATCGAGTATGGGGAGCAGACCTTTCTCTCCTCCGCTGCACAGGCCCTGCAGAACGTCTATGGCTGGTACATGGTGCGCGCCGTCTCCGGCCGCGTCGTAGCCTCTGAGAGGTTTACTAATGGCCCATACTCCATCAGCAACGATCAGGACTTCATCGCAGTCATCCCTCGCCTAACGCTGCGCGGAGCAGTCTAACATGCTCTGGTCTCCCTTCGTAGAATACTCTTTCCTCCAGACGAACTGGGAGGCTCATGGTACATTGGGGCAGACCGTAACCCCAGGTAGCAGTGATACTAAGGGTGCCTGGGCTGACCTGATGGCTGGCACTGTGACAAGGAATACCCATGTCCTCCGACTCCATATCAACACTGGTCGTGTATCTGGCCAAGCCCGCCCGATCCTGGTAGATATAGGGATAGACGTGGCTGGGGGCACTACCTACACAGTGATAGTGCCAAACCTGAATGGGGGGAACGCTGGTCCTTGGGGTACTGGGAACTGGGATATGGGAGGCTTCCTCTATCAGTTCCCTATCTTCATTCCCGCGGGCGCTCGGCTAGCTGCGCGAGCACAGGTTGGAAATGCTACCGCTGGCACTCTTAGGGTAGCGGCCTCTCTCTACTCCGTTGCCCGTCCGGAGCTATTCAGCATGGGTACCTTCGTAGATGCAGTGGGAATTGACCTTGCCAACTCCCGAGGGGTGGCAATTACCTCTGGTGATGGCGTTAAGGGCTCCTGGGTATCCTTGGGAGTAGTTGCAAGAGAGGCCTGGTGGTTCCAAGGTTCCCTGTCTCATGACTTCAACACTCTAACCGGACAGACTTACTATATAGACTTTGCCCTTGGCACTGCTGGAACCAAGCGCATTATAGTCAAAGATCAAAAGTTCTCAGTCTCCGGGAGTACTGACGAACAGTGTTCTGGAGAGCTCCTGGGAGCTGCCGTTCGAATGCCTGTGGGAATAGAGCTCTGGGCAAGGTCTGCAGTTACCCCTGGAGGAACTACGTCAGGCTGGAACACTACAGTTATGGCCCACGTACTAGGAGATTGATATGGCTTTTGATTTCGTGAAGGAGGACAGTGCCACGATCGGGGCGACTCCGTACAGCATGCCAGCAGACACAACTGTTGGAGTGCCTACCTCTCAGGTCGACACCTGTCAGGTGCAACCCTGGATCAATATTCTAGCTATGGCCATTGGAGATGAGTTCGTGGTCAAGCTGTATGAGAAGTTCCTGGCTGGTGGGGCGCAGGTGGTAGTGGAGGAGTGGCGCATCATCTACCCCACGCGCTTCCTCATCATCCCCTCCTTGATAGTGCACAACGGATGGGACTTGGTCATTTCCAAGGTGGCAGGGACGGACAGAGTGGTGGAGTGGTCTCTACGTAAAGTGACATGAGCGGCTGGCTCTGGTCACCGAGTATTGGAAGCGCTCCGGGGACGCCTGGAGAGTACCTCTACATCGCTACCGGAGGGATGGTCCTTGGAGGGTCCGCTGTCGTTCGGCGCGGGAGAGTGTACACCCCCTCTGGAGGCCTAGTCATTGGCGGTGACTTCTTCACCGAGGCAGCCACGCTCCCTCAGGAGCGCTACTATGTCATGACAGGAGGGCTGGAGCTGGGAGGGGCCTTCGGTGTAGATGGCAGGGTATGGGCTGATGTGCAGACTCCGGAAACGGAGTGGACGGATGAGGTAGGGTTCGAGTGAGCACTCCACAGAAGCTGGTCATCGAGTCGATGTTCCAGATCGTGGACAAGAATAGTATGGTTGTCCCGTTCAAGTTGAATACGGCGCAAGTGGCACTGGACAATGCCTTCGCGCGCAGAATGATAATTCCCAAGGCTCGACAGGAAGGTGTATCCTCCTACTGGCTGGCCTACTTCGTCGTCGAGTGCCTGAGCCGGCAAAACACTCGAGCGGTCGTGGTCTCCCACGAGACGGAGGCAACTCAGCGGATGCTGGCGAAAGTAGAGTTCTACCTTGAAAATCTACGAGGGCCAAAAGCGGTTATTGCCACTCACAATAAGAATGAAATTAGTTTCCCCAAGACCAATAGTGTATTCTACATTGGCACTGCTGGTGCTCGCAAGTTCGGTCGTGGTGATACTATCACTCACTTGCTGGCCAGTGAGATTGCGTATTGGCCTGACCCGAAGTCACTTGCGGCTGGTCTATTCCAAGCCGTCCCCAGACAGTCAGGTATCCTGATTGTTGAGAGCACGGGGAACGGTGCAGGGAACTACTACCACAACATCGCAGTCCGAGCGCTAAAAGGACAGGGATCGTTTAAGCTGTTCTTCCTCCCGTGGCAGACCTTCCCGGAGTACAGGGACCCGGTCACGCCGGAGGAGGCAGTGGAGGTAATGTCCCACTTGGAGGGAGATAAGGAGGACCAAGATAGTGAGGTATCCTTGGTTAGTAAGTATCGACTTGACGCTGGGCAGATTCTATTCCGGCGGGCCAAGCTCGAGGAATTCGACTACGATATCCAGAAGTGGAATCAGGAGTACCCGGCATCCTTCGATGACTGCTTCCAAGTCGCAGGAAGCGGTATTTTCCATAGAGTCAATTTCCGTCCTACCCCGCTGTGGAAGAAGGTTGATCAGTATCTTTGGGTCCTTGAAGGGCACCCAAAAGTGGGTCGTCTATACGTCATCGGTGGGGACGTTGGGGCTGGCGTCAGAAAGGATAGCTCAGTATTGGAGATCTTCGACGTTGAGACGTTGGAGCAAGTTGGGGAGTGGATCAGTAATCGTATTGATCCTGATGCTTTTGCGAGCCATGCGACCTCCGTAGCTACGACCTTCAATGAGGCGTACATCGGCATTGAGAGTAACAACCACGGGATCTTGACCCTGTCCGAGTTGAAGAAGAGCACCTACCCTCAATACAAGATCCACAGGGTGGGAGATGCCGCAGCGAAGCCCGACCCCGCTAATCGGCTGGCTCACATGGGCGTGCGCACCACTAGCAAGAGCAAACCGCTGATGATTGGCAACCTCCGCAAACTGGTCAAGAGGGACATGACCATCCACTCGGAATTGCTCAAGAATGAGATGAGTACGTATGTGGAGCTGGAGGATGGATCGTTGGGCGCGCAAGAAGGGTGCCACGACGATACTGTGATGGCCGCAGCTGTGTGCATGTACATAGTGCCACGAGCGGCCCTCGCCCTGCCGGACAAGGACCGTTCCAAATTGGAACAGCGCTATACCAAAGCCGAAGATGACCCCAACACCTTTGACTCCTACTTGAAGAAGGTGGAGGAAGCGCGCGGAGGCGGGTATGGCATACCTGCAGAGTATGGAAGGACAGAGTGAAAGTCCTGATGATCTCAAAGCAGGGTGATGGCCTTGGAGTGGCCGATCGCTTAACGCAGGAGGGACATGATGTACGTGTCTGGACGTCGAATCCGAAGTACGCAAAGGATCTACAAGGTATCGTATCCAGGATTGACACCTGGAGGCCAAGTATCACTTGGGCGGATTTCATACTGGCCGACATGGTGGGCTTCGCCCATATACAGCCCGTGGCTAGCCGATATGGCAAGCCTAGCCTCTCCCTTAACGCTGCAACAGAGGTCCTTGAACTTGATCGCCTACGAGCTCTCAGAACTGCACGAGCTGTGGGGATGCGCACTCCAGAGAGTTGGGCGTACGACAACTTGACGGATGCCAGGAATGCGAGGCCAGACTTCCCCAAGATGGTTAAACCGTCAGGCAACCAAGGGCCTGAGGAGACGAGGAAGGTGGAGACAAGGGCACAGTATGACTGGGCGCTGTCCCAGTTCAAGATGGATCAGGGCCTGTTGTTACAGGAGGTGGTAGATGGGATCGAGATCTCGACGGAGGGCTGGTTCAACGGAAGTGATTGGGTTACTCCGTTCAATCATACGTTTGAGGAGAAGAAACTCATGCCGGGGGAGACAGGACCGGGCACTGGATGTATGGGGAACTTCGTCATATCTGCGGCACGAGATAAGCTCGTCCAAGAGACATTAGGACTGATGACCCCTTTCCTGTCGAAAGCAGGGTATAGGGGACCGATAGACGTTAACTGTATTGTAAAGGAAGATGCAGCATACTTCTTGGAATTCACGGCGCGTATGGGCTACGATGCGATCGAAGCTCTTGCAACAGGCCTCAGAGAGCCGCTTGGCAGTATGCTCTTCGAGGTCGCAACTGGCATCAAGAAAGAGATGCGTCTCACGAAGGACTACATGGTGGCAGTGCGCTTGTGCGCCCCTCCGTACCCGAATGCTGGAGCGAGCAAGGCTGACGTCCCACTGGAGGGAATTGTTCCTGAGAATAGGAAGTACCTGTTCCTCACGGGAGTCCAGAGACGTGGTCCTCTTTATGTCACGTCTGGGTCTGACGGAGTTATCGGGAAGGTCACCGCGATCGGGCGCACACCAAGTGAGGCCCGCTCTCGTGCTTACCGGACCTTGGGCAATATCAAGGGGATAGACCTCTTCTACCGTCCGGATATAGGCGTGCGCGTGGAGAAGGCAATGCGGCAACTGCGCGAGTGGGGATGGATAGAATGACTGGAGGTACCAATGTCTAATGGCTACATAAACGGGAAGGCTGATCCTGAGTGGTGGATGCACGAGGTCCGCCGAGGGATCTCCTTCCGCCGGAAATCTGCAATGGAGCACAGATGGGAGACCTGGAGGTCATACTACCGGGGCAAGTGGGCTAAGAGCATCTTGCCCGTGAACCTCTTCTTCCGCATGATTAGGATGACAGTTCCACGTGTCTACTTCCGGAACCCCTCCATCTCTATCGTGGCGACCAAGCCTGGTGTGGAGCAGATGGCGCTGGGCCAACTCGTTGAGCGCGTCGATAACAAGCTGATCAGGACCATGAGGATGAAGCAGTCCCTGAAGACGATGGTCCAGCACGCCTTCCTCATGGGGACTGCAGTGGGCAAGCTGGGGTATGGGTCCCAGTATGCGATGAAGCCAGAGGACATGGGTCACACTACGGTTGGCACGTCGAAGAAGAATCCGAGAGAGCGCATCGAGTACCACTCGTACATCAGGGACGATATGCCCTGGTTTGCCCCTGTCCATCCATCCAACTTCATCGTGCCACAGAATACCACACGGCACGAAGAGGCAAGATGGTCAGCTGTTTGGACAAAGAGGTCGGTAGATGACGTGAAGGTCGATCCCCGCTTGAAGCATGGGGCAGACTTGAAGCCAGGTAGGGGCCAGACCATCCTGGGAGACGTGAAGCCGAAGGGGATGCTGGAGGAGGAGGACATGGTAGACCTGCTCGAGATCAGGGATACCAAGATGCAGCGGGCTATCATCCTTGCACCTTATGCCAGCAATAAGGTGTTGTATGAGGGAGATGACACCATGCAGACTGGGGGCAGGATGCCCAACTACGTCCTAGTGTTCAACGAGGATGATGAGAACATGTGGGGAGTGCCGGACTCCGTCATCCTGGAGCCACAACAGCTGGAGCTGAACGAGATCAGGACGCTGCAGATGAAGCACCGTCGGCTGACGATCATGAAACTGTTGTATAAGAAGAATACGATCAAGCCCGATCAGCTGCAGAAGCTGTTGGATGGAGATGTGATGGCGGGGGTGGAAGTGGAAGGGGAGCTGTCGGATATAGACTCCATCCAAGTGGCAGACATACCCCAGTCCCTCTTCGCTGCGGGGAACGAGGTGATTAACGACGTGAGGGAGAACATGGGCTTCTCCCGGAACCAGGCGGGGAACTATGCAGAGGGGTCTGCGGACCGCACCGCTACCGAAGCGCAGATCGTGAATGAGGCTGCGGAGATTCGAGTCGATGAGCGGAGGGACATGGTAGCTGATATCATCGTAGATATCATGACTGATACGAATAAGATAGTGTTCGATCAGTGGAACGATGAGATCGTGGACCTGGTGATGGGACCTAACGCCCTGCCAGTGTGGGTCGCCTTCAAGCCGGCTATGTTGAAGGCAGCGGAGTACACGCTGAACATAGATCCGGACAGCTCACTGCCGGAGACGAAGGCTGCGCGCGAGCAGAAGGCGATGGCCCTGTTTGAGCGGCTCCGTCCCAATCCCCTAATCAATCCCGAGCTGTTGACCAAGTTCCTGCTGCACGAGCTGCAGGGCACGCACTGGGACCACATGATGCAGGTGGCGCAGATGGCCCTTCCTGGCCATGCGGGTGGTAGTCCAGACCAGCCAATGGATGCTCAGCAGTACATGAGCGAGATGATGGTTGGATCAGGGAGCCAGTGAGGCTGTGGGATTTGTCGGTTTACTTGTCCCCTGCGAAGGGGGATAATTGGGTGGTGCCCATCTTTGATTACAGGTGCCCTCTATGTACTACGGAAAGCAGAGACGTCCTGGTGGTAAAGGACGAAGACGTCCCAAGCTGTCGGACTCCGGAGTGCCCACTATCCGACAGGCCGATGACCAAAGTGTTCCTGTCAGCAGCGAAGGTGCATGACTTCAAGGAGGGCTGGTATGAGCACATTGACAGTCAGCCCATCTACATCAGCAGCAAGAAGCAGCTGAGAGAGGAAACGGAGAAGCGTGGACAGTACTCAGAGTATGCAAGAGACTGAAGAGCCCGTCAAGATGGTCGTGATGGTCTTCGGGAAGAACGGGATCGAGGTCCGACTCGTCAACATGGCCAGTGTCCCCTTAGTGATGGTTGAGCGTGGGCAGCATCAGATGTTCCGCGAGATCATGATCGACAGGAAGAAGGTGGCCTACCAAACCCAAGGTAAACGCGAAGCAGGCTGGGAACAGCCGGAGAGGAAGGTAAGCAATGCT